AAAAGTAGACTCAGAGTCAAAAGAACATCAACTTATTTTGGAAAAGGAAAAAGTGATTGAGGACTTAATACGGCAGTATAATACACAGCAACAACAACAGCAACAGCAACAACAGAAACAATCAAACGGTTCTAATGATGAGAAAGACCAAAATGTAGCCGTTGATTTCTTTTTAAAGATGGTTAAGACTTACTTTGCATTGGTTCTTAAATTCGGAGATACTGTGGCCAATGCAGTTATACGAATGACTATGCCATCTCAAATTGCCGATCCTATTATTTCAAATAATCCGTTGAATATAGCCGACTTAGTGAAAACCGCGGACCGCGTTAACCAAGTATTAGCCAATCCCGATTTCAAATCGGAATTAGGACATATGTTTGACAATACGAGTGATGCAGTCAATCCTCAAATCAAAATGTTATTGAACAAGATGGCGGATATTATTATGGATGTAGCTGGTAAAACGGGTTCAAAGTTAGCTAGCACCGCCGCTCTTTCATTGTCGGCTTTTCCTCCATTTGCAGTAGTATTTGATATTGCAAATTTGTTAAGTGTGGGAATCAATGCGGTCTCAAGTGGAGTGAATATGGTTTCTACGGCTGCCAATAGTGGGTCAAAGGTGTTAGGTGCTTTTAATGATGCTCCTAGTGTGGATATCAATAAATATATGGCCAATACTGTAGACCCAAGTAAAAAACCGACTGCACCAGTGTCTCCTCCCGGCTCACCACCAAGTTCTCCACCTTCTAGCCCTTCTAATAAAAAGGTTATTGACAACAAGGTTATTAATAAGGTTGGAGGGGGTCTGAATGAAGTGGGTGAACAATTTATTACTGACATTGGTTTCAAATCCACATTCGATAAGGTAACAAATATAGTTAGGGAAATAAAAAATGTACGTTATAATGTGGAAAACGAATTTACACCAATATTTAATGGATTGGTTGAAAAGTATACAAGAGACCCATTTCAACGCGGAGGTAAAAAAACAAGACGTCATCGAATCAGCCAGACGATTCATCGAATTGATAAAATGATTAAAGATTATCATCAAACGAATCAAGTGAAAAAAACAAAACGAAAGAAATAAAATATTTTCTTTTTTTAGTGAAAGCAATTCATTTACTAAAAATTTAAAAAAATGAAATGCTTTGATACAAATAGTTTAAATGCATTTTATGAAAATGAACACCCCTTTATTCAAACAATACAACAATTCGGGAGACTTAATCAGTCTTCAACAAGTAAAAGAGCGTATTACGGAGTTACTTGGAAGTAATGAAATCATTTTTCAAAGTGAAATTCAAGATGAAATAGAAAATGAAATTCAAAGTGAAATCGATTTTTATAAAATGCAGATTTGGTGTTTTGAACGGGGAGAAGGAGGAGAAGAGCATGGAGAAGGAGGATTCGATAGAAACAAATACACATGCAATCAAATTGACGAAGATACCATCTGGTTCACGACACGCCAAGAAGAAGAAATTAAACTTTTGAAACATCAAGTTTCTAAGTTAGAAGACACTGTTGCATTATTGATTCGCATTATCAAAGAAAAATAGAGATAGTAGATAGATAGTATATTGTATTTTATAATCATCCTTTTTTATAAAAATTGAATTCATATTATATTAGATAATTCTCTATACTAACAAATATGGACTTACAACAACAACAACAATTAGTGGAACAATACCTTGCTCAAATGACCCCGCTTCAAATGCAAGCTTTTGAGATTGCTCGAAGTCATTTGAATACTTCATTCAGTATTGTCAAGAGCAATGGATTCAAACAATGGATTGCCGAACAAAAAAAATTGAAATAATAATAACTTATTCTATCTTTATTATTATTGTCTCTATTATTAACCACTATGCAAGCCACTACTACAATGGTTCATCCATTCCGTTATAAATTATCTTTTGAAATGAGCGAAGAGTTGTATCGATTTTCCAAAATTCATCAATACGAAGACCGAGAGACATTTAAAGAATCATGGACACAATGGCTTAAAGATGCAGACACGATGGTTCAAGCAGAGATTGACAGACATATTGCCAATGAATACAGAGGAGACGTTTTAACAAAGATGTATAAAAGTTCCCGTTATTATCACTGTAACAAAAGTATGGCGCCAAAAGAATGTGTTAAGAGGAAATCGTATGATTCGGCCAATCATGAATTGATTGAACTGATGGACTCGCACATTATTATGGTTTACGATTTACCTCCAAAAATAGGATTTATACAATTTTGTGAATTGCATCAAAAGGATGAAAAAGACGGCTCTTTAAAGAAGAAGTATAAAAATCGACATTATCTAATTGTTCGTGATAAAGTCGTTTAGAAATGTGCTTTAGTATTGTATTATGACGACTCGACTAACAAAAAATACCATAAACGAACTAACTATTCAACCACTGATTGTAGCCATTCCAGATTATCGCTCTTTTTTTTATACATTTCATAGTGTTGAACCCTTGGAGATTAGTTTATTGAATGAAGAATATATTGAATCAAGTGAATGTATTCAGTCGCCTTTTGTTTTACTAACAAGTGACAAGATTCTAGTGACACCTCCTTTGGCGTTTCTAACAAATGTGAAACGATGTATTGATATGTATGTGCATCTTATGAAGGGAATTGAATTGTTGAATGAAGTGGGGATTGTTCATTTGGATATTTCATGGAGGAATATTATTGTGAAGGATGGAGTGTTGCCTCTTTTAAAAGGGTTTGAACATTCTGTAATAAAAGTAACAACTAACAAAATGTTAGAAAGACCGATTGAATGTCGGACCATTCGTCATATGATTGGACGCGGGTTGACGGGATTGTCTAAACATACTGCAGAAGAAATAAGTGATGGGGAAGAAAGCGACATTGCATTTCTGATGCCTTACATTAACAAACCTAATGTCATTGATTCGCTTTTAACAAATTCTAAAACATGGAATGTTTATTCGTTGAATCATTTGTTTTTGGATTTATTTGCAAGTGATAACCTTGTAAATCATGTGAATGAATTTGTAATGAAGTGGCAAAAATTATTGAAACAAACAAATCATGAACCCAAGTATTATATTGAAAAAACCATTGACTTAATGGTGTCTTCTAAAATGTCGGACCTTTGTATGTCGTTCCTTTGTATGTCGTTCCTTTGTATGTCGTTCCTTTGATGTCGTACCTTATAACTATTTCCAGACTGCAATCCTATTTACGGTGACACCACCAGCAGTAGTAAAAGAGCCTCCGGCATATACATTATTTGCATATACATAGATTGCAAGGACTGAAGAGGGAGAATTCATACCAGTTCCCATTGCAGTCCAATTATTTCCATCCCATTTTGCAATTCTTTTTACAGTGACATTTACAGTGGTGCCTCCAGTGACATTATAAGCAGTATCAAAATTTCCTCCAGCATATATATTATTTTCGTTTACTGCATAGACTTCTTGTACAATATCACTCACACCGTTTCCCAATGCACTCCAATTAGTTACATCCCATTTCGCGATTTTATTTACAGTGACATTTACAGTGGTGCCTCCAGTGACATTATAAGCAGTATTAAAATTTCCTCCTACATATATATTATTTGCATATCCGTGAATTGCATATACAATGGAACTTACCCCGCCCCCCAATGCAGTCCAATTACTTCCATCCCATTTTGCAATTTTATTTACGGTGACATTTACGGTGGCACCTCCTCCTCCAGTGACATTAGAAGCAGTACTAAAATTTCCTCCTACATATATATTATTTGTATCGACTGCATATATGGCATTAACAGCGCCATTTACACCGCCCCCCATTTTGGACCAATTCGCTCCATCCCATTTTGCGATACAATTTACGGTGACATTTACGGCGACGCCTTCAATAATATTCGTAGCAGTATTAAAAAAAGTTCCTCCTCCTACATATACATTATTCGCATCGACTGCATATATGGCAGTAACATTGGCATTTACCCCGGCACCCAATGCAGTCCAATTAGCCCCATCCCATTTTGCGATTTTATTTACAGTGACATTTACGGCGACGCCTTCAATAATATTCGTAGCAGTATCAAAATTTCCTCCTACATATACATTATTTGCATCGACTGCATAGATTGCAGCAACCTCGTTACTCATCCCGCCGCCCAATGCAGTCCAATTATTTCCATTCCATTTTGCGATGTATTTTATTGAAGTGTTACCACCCACACTGGTAAAACTTCCTCCTACATATACATTACTTTCATTTAGTGCATATATTGCAGTTACATTGCCACTTATACCGGACCCCATTGCGCTCCAACTTGGTGGTTTGGCCTTTTTTTTTGACATGGCAGAAATACTTGACATGGTATTCATTCTTAAATAATGTATAACATATTAATTTAGGTATTTTAATGTGTTCCTTTGTCTTAGCCCTTTGTATGTCGTTCCTTTGTCCCTTTAACGTCGTCTAGATGTCTTGCTTTTCTTTCCTCTTCCCTTTCTCGACTTCTTCATGGTAGTTGAAACAGCCGAAGAACCCTTCTTATACAATTTGGCCGCTTCCTTCAATGCCATTCTAAAGGAATATCCCGGCTTATGTTTGTTCGCGTTGTAATGTTTTGTTGCAAAATCTGTCCAAGCACTCATTATACAATAGAACCAGAAAATAAATAAAATTGAGATGGATTCATTTGTTAGTTGTTAGATTTAAACACATACTAACATATTCTAGAAAGATGATTTTAACTCGTTATTTATACGTAAAAGAAGAAGTCATGACTTCCATGTTGACCAGCTTTTTGGAGACCGATTTAGACTCCGCACTTTACTGGGCATATGAATTGTATTACTCCGGCTACGAACATGAAACGATGGTTCACCTTCAGAAAATATATTATTATTTATTTGCTTGTCAGAATCCCGATTTGGAAGAATACATTATTGAAAAAAGCAAACATTATAATACTAAACCACATATTATTCACGACATTGTTCAAACGATGATTCTCCGTCCATTTGATACCGATGTCTTGTTGTTACATCGAATTGCGACTTACTTAGACTATGAAGTAGAGATGGATACATTTGATTTGCAGAAAATGTCGTATACTGATTTGGCTGCGTATATTGTCAACCACCCAGAGGAACATGATACTTTGTTGAGTCATCCAGAGGAACATGATACTTTGTTAGGAGTATTGCCTAAAGTGGCTTCTTCGCTGAAACCGATCCTTTTGTTAAGTCGATGTTTAACTCCTCCTATAAGTCAAGTTATTAGCTCTAGTGTTGTTAGCTCTAGTGTTGTTCATTCGAGTCATAATGAATCTAACAAATATGTTACATCTGAACTCAAACCCGCATACAATGTGCTAAAAACGGTATGTCGACCCATTGATCCCCATCATTACCTATTCCTCTTTGGAACTCCAAGAACAAAGATTCCTTCTTACATGAAAATGTATCATTCTTGCTGGCTTGTATGTGCCTCTTATTCGCCACTGTGGGCAAAACGCATTGCCGTTCATGGTGGAACTGTTGTTCATAGTAAAGTCATCTTTAAAAATGAAGAGTTGGAAGAATCCTTTTACACCAAATATGGGTATGAACCGGATGAACAATCGATGGAAGTGCAATACCGCAATATGTGTCCTATTTTACCGGGGAAAACATGGTCAACCATTGTTAGAAAACGGTTGTTCCCGCAGAATGAAGATGATGAGACTTTGTTAAAAGAACTCAACTTTTAATAACTAACAACTAACAAATACAATCACGGTTGGGATTGCACTGTCACCCCTAACTCTAATACCCTACCCCTACCCCAAAATAGCGACTTTTATTGGGTTTTCCAAGTAGGACCCCAAAATAGGCAATCATACACGTAGTCCCTTGTTAATAAGCGACAAGAAATGAGTGACAATTTGAAATAATGACTGATGTTTTTAAGAGCATAAAATAAGACAAAAAGAAATATTATATATTAATAATACATAATGAATAAAAATAACATTTGTTATACTGGTGTTGGTTCATTAAAAACGGGTAATCACACCGAAAAGCAATATTTAAAAGTGATGAATAAAAATTATAAAAAAAAGTGTTCTATTTATATAAAATCTTTAAAATGTAAATCGTGTAAAAAAATGATGAATACTACAGAAAAAATAAATAAATGTAAACGATGCAAAAATAATAAAACAAAAAAGTGTAATTTAAAAAAAAATATATTATTTTCGGGTGCTGAATTTGGAAAATGTGATCCATTAAAATAAGAAAAAAATAAGGGTTTTTTCTTATTTCTTTGTTTTTTCTGTTTTTATGTTTTTGTGTTTTTTTTTGTTAGTTGTTAGTTGTGTGTTTTACATTAAGGTGTTTTACATTACTGTGCAATATTTAGTATTCTCATGGTAAGATGCCACATAATATTCAAGAATGGCATCAAACTCGGCCTTAATGGCAAGAGGAATATTTTGCATGTGGTTGAAGATTGAATGTCTGTAATACCACAGAGTCATCGTGTCGAATACAAGTGGAACCCGTTTTGTGTAATTGTGAATGTAGTCTCGAATGCAAATTGCGCTCGGAGTTCCATTTGTTTCCTTTTTAAATAAAGAGTCATACTTCATTCTAAGATTGGAATTCTGAACAAGTTCGAGAACATTTGATTTCTCTTCTAAGAGCGCGGGGTCCGCGTTTTCCCAAACACTGTTCAAGCGCAAAACTTCCATTTCCATCACTAGCACAAAGCTGTGAAAGCTACATTCCCCGAGTTTGCACATCGTCTGTTTGGGTTTGCAACGCCATGCAGTCATCTCGTCTAAGGGCTTATCTGGTTCGGTGTGGATCTTATTCTGGGTGGCGTCTACAAGGGGCTTCATGGCATTGGAAGAGGGGGTACCTAAAGATAAGCAATAGTTTAAAATAATACGTTGTAAGGGGTATTGGCCCTCTAAGTAGGTGGTCATAAGTTGCATCATGTTTGCGTGTTTGCGTAAAGTCGTAAAGTCGTAGTATATATGGGAAAACTGTATGGGACAAAATAGCAAAAATAAAAATCATTTTTTTAAAACAATACAATGATTTCTTGTTGCACTAAATTTAAGGGGAACCTTATGTTCCCCTTTAACCCCTCGATAATTAAATGTGCGTGATAATATTTGTGTGATAATATTTGCGTGATAATAATTTGTGTTATCTTGCGAATACTACGTGTTCGGTAGCATATGTTCGCTTATAAGCAATAATGCATTTTTAGTATCATAAAATGTCATTAATAAAATGAAAAAAATGAAATGTAAATTAAAATAATGTTTATTTGCAATTTTTCCAACTATTAAATTGTTATCAACGTTATCATAAAATGTCTCTAATTGTAAATAAGAATGGTAAATCCAAATCTGTAACTACGGTTACTAAGACGGTTACAACCTCAAAGACGGTTACAACAACCACAACAAAAACATCGGCTCCAAAACCCGAAAATAAATGGGTCGACAAAACAAGTCAATTTGCCGCAAATAATAACATGTCATTCGGTGAAGCACTATCAAATGTGAATAATCGGTGTCAATATTATGATACTATGATTGACAGAAATAAATATTTTCGGGGTCCAAATTTACTTCAACCCGACCATCCAGCCATGCACGCGTTTATTCCCGGATTGACTGCACAAGACAAAAAGATTAAAGATGAAATATTAATTCAAACGAAACGAAGTATGTGTGGGAAGACTCCAACTTTTAAAAAATAAATAGATAAATAAGGGTTGGCACTAAGCATTGTAAAATTCCATTACCCTCATAAGAGGATATGGGGTTAATCCCTTTTTTTAAACCTTTTTTATCCAAACTGTGTAGGAAGTCTTTATTGGCTCACCTTTTATGGCGGGCTATTTTGGACGTCCCAACTTTGTTAGTATGCATTCAAAAATGGCTTACCATATATGATGTGATGCTTTGAAATAATGCAATTTCTGTTTAGTTTGTATTATATAATTGAAATTCCATTATGACCAACATATTTGTAAAAAAGTAAATTCAAATATTTTAGTTTTCTTTCTAAAAGGTATTTTATCAATGTCTCGCTCTCTCTCTCCGATTTTTTAAAAGTGGATATCCACTTTATCCACTTTTATAATTATTTAGAAATAAAAAAATATGCACTATATATGGAAACAATGTCGAATACATTATTTGATATAAATTGTCAAAAAGTGGATAAAAAAGTGGATTTTTCATGTAATAATTGCAATAAATTTTATGCAAGTTATAAAAGCTTATGGAACCACCGCAATAAATTTCACAAAACAGTTTGTATAAAAGAATATGAAAATGTTAAAGAAAATGTTAAAAATGTTAAGGAAAATGTTAAAAATGTTAAGGAAAATGTTAAAAAATCATTGACATGTGAATTTTGTTATAAAATATTTAATAATAGACCCGCAAAATGTATACATAAAAAAACTTGCAAGTCGAACCATACTGAAATAAATGAAGTCGAAACTTTAAAAAATACAGTAAACGAATTAAAAAATCAAGTTGCTTTGTTAGTTAAGGAAAATGGCAAAATACATCCCAAGACTTTGCAAAGAATCAACAATCAATTAAATAATGTCAATAATGGAAATGTAATCAACAATACATATGTAAAGTTTGGAGATGTGGAATATGAAAAAATTTTGAACAATAAACAAATCAAACAAATACTTGATAAACAATATCAATCATTAGAAGAATCAATCAAACAGATTCATTTTAACAAAAATTTGCCAGAATATAGCAATATATTTATTACAAATATGAAAGACGACCTTGCTTATGTTTTTGACGGTAAACAATTCATTTCTGTTCGAAAAAATGAAATATTGAATGAACTAATTGATATTCATACAAAGGAAATTAACTTCTCATTGGATAAAAATAAATGTGATATGAATCAAAAATACGTTGGTCGGTTAGAAAAGTTTTTAGATATGTTGAATGATGACGATACCAAATTTACAGATAAAGAAACTAAAAGGACATATCCAAGTTATAAAGCATATAAAATAAATTCAATCAAACTGATGATATATAACAATTCAGACAAATTCAACCTTTCAAAAAAGTTAACCCAAACTGCAGAAGAATAAGTATGTGACTACAAATATAACATCAGAAATCAACATTATGACATCGTATATGGTGCGCAAAATGATACACCATATAGGAGGTCTTTGGCGGGCTATTTTGGACATCCATTTTTGTTAGTGTCTCGTTTGTTGAAAATAAGTGTTTCCAAATCTATTTTAATGTTGTCTGCGTATTCATCTTCATCTTTCTTATCTAAAAATCGTTTAATATGACAAATAACGGTTTGACTTAATTCGTCAATTAACTCATCCAGTTTTTCTTCGATGTACTCACAAATATCAGTATATATTTCATCTATTAGTTTTTTCCTCCCAATTGCATCCCAATTCCCATCACAAAAGACATAAGCGTAACGACTGTTGAGGTCTTTAATGCAAATATTTTTATTTTGAGGTGCATGTGGCGAAAAATGTTTTAATTTAACGCATTCAACAACTGAACCAAAGGACTTAGAAAATACGAATGTAATTCTCTTGAGGGTAATGTGGGATAGGTCTTCTTGTCCGTAATTGTTAATTGTTATGTTATTTGTGACATTATGACTGTTAGTAGTTATTGGGTTATGACTGTGATGAGTTGGCGCATTTGTATTACTGCTTCCACTTATTGTTGCATTTGCAGAATTTGTTTCCGTTGTTATTGGTGCAGTATTCTCACTTTGGGAGAACGCGGGGGTATTTACTTTGTCTTCTAGTATTTTATATTTTGCTTCTAGTTCTTCAACTCTATTGTTGGTTAATTGTGCTTCTTCTTGTATTTTTGATTCGAGTTCATCTTGTTTGCATTTAACTTTGCACGTATTTATGTGCCTAGATAAATTTGAATTATTTGAAAATGACTTGTTACACCACCCACAATCAAAGTCAGTTGCAACATTACATTTTCGCAATTTGTTAGTGTGACGATATAAATGTTCTTTTCTATTAAAAACAGTATGGCATAATTCGCAAGTATGTTGTTTCATTATATTTGTTAGTTCAATACTCTTTAAATAATTTTACCCAATTTGATTAAAAACACCCCAATTTGATTAAAAAACACCCCAATTTGAGCAAATATTTTCAGTCTCATTTTCGTTTAATGTTGCAAATAAATGACTGCATAACATGTGCCATTTATTTATTTATTTTATGTATGTAAAAGAATAAATAATGAGTAAATCATTCATTCATATTTTGTAAAAAGACTTCTATAGATTTTGGCATTTTTTTCTTTGTTCGATAGTTTGAATAGGGTATTTTGTCTATTCAAATATTGTTATCGAGAAAAACTCGAGCATTTGTTAGTTACTATTAAAAAATGAAATGAAAAATGCATACACTACACATACTAACAAATAAATGGTATATATTTATATATTAAAATTAGAAAATGGTAAATATTATGTTGGTAAAACAACAAATCCTTCGTTTCGCATAGAGAGACATTTTAATTCAACTGGTTCAGCATGGACTTCAAAATATAAGCCGGTATCAGTTGAAACAATTATTCCAGATTGTGATGATTACGATGAAGATAAACACACAAAAAAATATATGGCAAAATATGGAATAGAAAATGTTCGCGGTGGGTCTTACGTTCAAATTGAACTTAGCGAATTTCATACTGAGGCACTTAAAATGGAAATTTGGGGCGCAAATGATCTATGTACTCAATGCGGAAGATCTGGACACTTTGTAAAGGATTGTTATGCTAAAACCGACATTTCTGGAAATGCAATAGAATACGAAGAAGAATCTGATGATGTATGGTGTTGTGAATATTGTGATAGAACTTTTACAACCGAGTTTGGATGTGGTGTCCATGAAAAATCTTGTAAAAATAAAAATGCAACATGTTCTACAAAAGAAAAAGGAGCTTGTTATCGTTGTGGAAGACAAGGGCATTATTCTCCTAACTGCTATGCTACGCGAGATATTAAAGGCAATTATTTGAGCTAGATGTTATAGCACGCACAGTATACGGTATACTAAATAAGAAGTCTTTTATGGCGGGCGCATTTGGACGTCCTTTTTTGTTAGTTGTTAGTTAGTATGAAACTATGATACAATATGACATCATATATGATGACAAGAAATGAGCGACATTCTAAATAAACGACTCGCAAAATGAATCATATATTTGGTAGGGGTCATAGGGGATGTAATCCCATCAAAAAAAAAGGGATAATCCCACGTACTCTTATGAGCTGGTAGAATTTTACAATGCTTATTGCCAACCCTTTACAACCTTTCATAACTTCGTGAAAAGGTTGTTCCAAAATGATGATATAATATTTATTTTACTTACATTTACAATTGCTGTGTAATTTTTTGCAACGAGAACATTTCACGGTCCATCCCATTACTATTTGGCTTTGCGGAACATCAGACTTTACTGCGTTAGTGGGTTGACATAATACTACGTTTGACATTTTATATTGATTGTGGTTGGTGTATGAGAATAAGATGTGATTATTGTAATTACAAAAAAGCATTTCATTTTTTTGTGATTGTTTACATAAAAATGAAGTAACTAAAATTTTACAAACTGTACTTCCCAATTTTGTTAGTTAGTATTACACCATTTCGCATTTCAAACGCCGATTAATATCAATGTGTTCTTAAATAATTCTTTGTGTTTTTGTAAATATTTATAATCAAAATTTTTGTTACATTTATTACAATGTAACAAATATATAAATCTTGAACATTGTGATATATGGGCCCTTTTATGTTTTTTATAAATTTCAGAATTTAATATTTTTGCTCCACAAAAAAAACAAATCATATATAATTCTATAATTTATTTTTATATAATTTTCATTATATAAAAATGGGCGTTTGAAATGAGAAAAGGTGTCACAACCACTTGATACGATTCAATGGACGCATTGGTTGTCATTAAATATACAACAAAAGGGGCAATCCATAAACTACCATTGGTATATCAATAAACCTTTAAAAAAGGTTTATCCAAACGGTGCACTACATTGGAAGGCTTTATTGGGACGGCCTTTTATGGCGGGCTATTTTGGACGTCCCAACTTTGTTAGCATAGTTTATATTCAATATTTGCTTACCATATATGATGTCAAGAAATGAGTGACATTCTGAATAAATGACTGTCAAACTAAAACCTAACAAATATGCATTTTTGCGAATTTCATTTGAGAAAAATGGAAGACTTTCGAGACTTTATATTTTAGATTTTTCAGTAAAAGACTTTGTTAGGGTTGATTAAATTTTTCCTCCCCTATACAATATTATGGGAATGTGAGGATGTTTTAACATTTTTATGCACAATTTATAATAATACTATATTTTTAACAGCATAATAAGTGTTACTTTGAAATAATTGTTATTTATGAACTTTTAACAATTATTTATGAACTTTTAACAATTATATAGGAACTTTAACAATTTAAAAATATACATGTGTATTATATCATAATGACGGAACGATTATTGTGTGAAACATGTAACAAATCTTATGCAAGTATTTTTAGTTTATCTAATCATAAACGAATATCTCATGCAGATAAAAAGGATAATAACCGCGTGAAAAATGTTGAGGATGGATTATATCATTGTCGTTATTGTGAGACTCAATCATTTATTAATTCAAAATATAGATGGAGTCATGAACAAAAATGTAAACCGCAATTGGTCGATATTCTTGCAGAAAATGAAAAAATAAAACAAGAAAACGAAAAAATAAAACAAGAGAAGGATGCACAATACAAAATTCTTACCCAAAAAATAATTAAACTTCAGAATAAACTTATTAAAAATAATAGCCTAACAACAAAATCATTCAATTCGCTGAATAAACTTCTTATGGAACGAAGTTATACAAATCAATCTCATAATACAAATTCTCTCAATACAATCAACAATAATTGTCTTCAAATTTGTAATGTAGGTAAAGAAGATATTCTGAATGTTCTCACCGAACAACAGAAAAAGCAAATACTGAATGCCAGACACAGTGCCCTTGATAAATTAGTAGAAATTGCCCATTGTGGTAACTATAACCAGTTTAAAAATGTAGTTATTACAAATCTCAAAGATGAATTTGCATATCAATACGATTCATCAAAAGGATTTTTTGTTACTGTAAAAAAGAACGATTTAATTGCGGATATCATTGAATATCGCATTTATGATATTAATGACATTTATGATGAAATGGAGAATGGTAACAAAATAAATGCTCACACAAAGTCTGTTTTAAAAAAATTCATGGAAAAATACGAAAGTGATGAACCATTTGAAGATGACAATGGAACAAAACACATAAATTACAAAGAATACAAAAAAGACTGCATCAAAATATTGCTCTACAATAATCACGAACGAATAACAAAAGATATTGCAACATTGATAGAAGAACATTCATCCACTTTTGTTGATTCAAAATGACACTCAACTTTTATAAAAAGTTGATTCAAAATGACACTCAACTTTTGTAAAAAGTTGATTCAAAATGACATCATATATGGTACACAGTATACGGTATACTTTATTGGCTCGCCTTTTATGGCGGCGCATTTGGACATCCCTTTTTGTTAGTTGTTAATTAGTATGAAACTATGATACAAAATGACATCATATATGATGACAAGAAATGATAGGCAATTTGAATAAATGACTCGCAAAATAAAACCTAACAAATATGCATTTTTGCGAATTTCATTTGAGAAAAATAGAAGACTTTCGAACCTTTCTATTTTACATATTTTCAGTAAAAGACTTTGTTAGTTCAGTATATATTTAAACCTAACAACACATTACACAGTATATTATAATAGATGACAAACTATATATATTTATTGCAAGAAAGGGAATTCATAAAAACGAATGAAAATATATATAAAGTTGGGATGACTCAAAAAGAAAATTTTGAACGGTTTAACCAATATCCAAAAGGATCCGTTCTTTTATTTCAGATAATCTGCAATGATTGTAAAAACATGGAAGTTCAAGTGATTAAACAATTCAAAGAAAAGTTTATTATAAGAAAAGATATAGGTAGTGAATATTTTGGAGGGAATTATAAATCAATGATTGATATAATTTATTCAACTGTCAAGAGTGAAGAAGAAAATAACGTTACGTCTGTAGTTGAAGTGGTTGTTCCCGAGTCAATAAACAAACAAACGTTGTATAAGTGTCGTTATTGTGATACTACTGAATCATTTGCTACGAGTCACTTAAGACGGGCTCATGAAAAAAAATGTGACACTATATAGGAGGGACGGCCTTTTATGGCGACTATTTTTTGACATCCCATATTTGTTAGTTCATACTGTGTTCAAAAGTTGTTACCATATATGATGTCAATCTTTATACACTATATATGATACACTATATTGGAACTCTTTATTGGCTGGCCTTTTATGGCGACTATTTTTGGACATCCCAACTTTGTTAGTTCAACTTTTTCATAAATTCGTATTAAAATTACATCATATATGCTGTCAAACTTTACATACTATATATGATACAATATATTGGGACGGCCTTTTATGGCGGCTATTTTGGACGTCCTTTTTTGTTAGCATAGTTTGTATTCAATATTTGCTTACCATATATGCGGACAAGAAATGAGAGATAATTTGCATAAATGACTCGCAAATTCAACTTTAAAAAAGTTGATACAAAATGACACCAGCAATCCACATAAAAAAAGGGATTATCCCACACATCTTCTTATGAAGTTGTCGAATTTTACAATGCTTATTGCCAACCCTTCACCTTTCATAAAGGTTGTGCCAAAATATGAATGACAATATAATATATATATGATGAAGTAAGTTTTTGAATCAACTTTTTATAAAAGTTGAATTTTGAATCAACTTTTTTAAAGTTGAACTTTTTATAAAAGTTGAGGGAATAACATTTCTCGTTCTTCTTCTGTATACTCCGCAAACATTCCCACTCCACCTTCTCTTAATGATGCCATAAATCGTTTCACTAATATTTGCCCCTTTTTGTTCGGTGGTGCTAGAAATTCTTCTTTTATGTTTTTCGAAAACGTTTCTATCCTTTCTGCCCAGTGCGTCAACTTTTAGAAAAAGTTGATTCAAAATGTCACCATATATGAAGTCAATAAATGAGTAATTGTTTGAAAATGCAATCTTTGTAAATAATACCTCATAGGTCATTTTATAAAAAGATAGGACTTAATAAAATAATATAAATTATAAATCGACATTAAAAATATAATATATAGCAATAATATATGCAGTACGAGCTTGGCGATTTAGTACTTTTTAAGACGCCTAATCAAAATAATAACCAGAATACTGGTGAGATAATTGAAGTAAACGATAATACTTTTGATAACAACATAGATGGAAAGGAGTACACAATTAAAGATACTAACGGTTCTATATTTTATACTGGGTACACAGATATCCATACACCAAATGGTAACGTTAAAATTATAGGTATGATGGGTAATAAAAATAAAGTTGGAGGAAGAAGGAAAAGAGCTTCTAAACGAAAAATTATGAGAAAAAAATCAACTCGACGAAGAAAATAATACCTTCAAACCTTTAAAAGATTCAGCCAAAAACTTGATTTAAAGCTTATTCTTTTATCACATTATACCATGAATCGAATATCTCGTTTCTTTCACAATTTGATTAATGCTAGACAGAATTGGTTGAATACTCCGCTTTATAAACAAGCTCCTCCTCCTTTACATAAAGTTTAGCCAAATTATCTTGCAATAATATATAATGATGAAATTGTGCACACCAGCTCTCATTTATTTTGTATTAGCCATTGTGGCTCTCATTATAATGATAAGTAATAAGATGTCCACTATGTTTCTCATGGGTAAGCTAGTGTTTGTTGTATTGTGGACATGGTTCTTGAATTTTGTTTGCACCAACGGATTTACAAATATTTCATGGACTTTAGTTATTTTTCCTTACATTGTATTGAGTATGTATGCCATTCAACATAAGATGAATGAAGATAAGAAAAACGAACCGTTGGTTGTAATTTAAATAATGTATAATATGTAAATGAGTATTTTTTATAAAATAAATGGTATAGATTTGAATACTTATTTTATAAAACGCGCCGTACCTAACACTGATACTATCGGTTTAACAAATTATAAAATTAATAATGTAGATTTAATAAATTATTATTATAAAGTTGGTTCTAATGCTGATTCAAAATATAATTCAAATCTTACATATAAACTTAGTGGATTTAGTTCTGGTAGCACGTCTATTGACATATACACCCTTTTTCAATTAAATTTGTTTAACAGCACTACTACTGTAACTTATGAAACAACTGCTATAGCAAATGGTGTAATGATAAAAATTACTGCAGCCCCAGCAATCGGGCCAGCAATGAATTTTAATTTTCCTATTAATATAGCAAACATGTTAATAGTTGCAGGTGGTGGTGGTGGTGGGTCTACATACAGTACTGATTTAGCTGGTGGTGGGGGTGGAGCGGGTCAAGTAGGAGTAATAAATTGGACTAATAATACAAATAAAACCACCACTTTTGACAGACTTACTAATGTCGTTATTGGAAATGGCGGACCAGGCGCTACAGTAAATGAAATAGATGGCAATAATGGGGGTAATACTTCTTTAATAATGATGCCTACTAATAATACGTTTATTTGCTATGGTGGCGGTGGTGGAGGTAGCGGTTCAAATGATTCACCTAATACATCTGGAGGAAGCAGTGGGGGAAGTGGAGCCAATAATGTTACTTTCCCGGTAACTCAAAAAATAGTTGGTAACGGCAGCGAAAACAGTGATGTCGGCATTCTTAATACTATTAGTTATATGGATTATTTTGCAAATAAAGGTGGTGAAGGAGGGGTCACTATTGTTAATTCAGCAAATGAGGGACAAGCCCCTGGAGGAGGGGGAGGAGGGGCAAATGATACAATAAATGGTAGAGAAGGAGGTAACGGTTATACTTGGACAGGTAATGGTATAATTGTTGGAGGCGGAGGAGGGGGTGGGGCGGGGG